GCCCCCGCTGGGAAACTGGCGGGGGTTTTTTGTTACTTTATGTACGCTTGCGCGCCAGTTCAAGTTGGGTACTTCTTGTAGACAAGCGACAACGCTTTCTCTCCCCCGTTGTGGAGAGACAACCCAATCCCTGCCTTATCCTCGCCCCGTTGTGCGATGTGATGGGCTCCTTCAAAGGAGTACGTCATGGCGAACACTAATACGCCATTTGGTTTTCGACAGTACTACGGCGGCGCTGGTGGAGCCCCCACTTTTGCTCAAGTAACGCTGCGAATTGCTTCGACTAACAGCACCGCTATTTATACGGGCGACCCCGTAATGCCGGTGGAAAGCACCGCTAACGGCTATATCACTCAGGCCAACCCGTCCAACGCTTACCCGCTTGCGGGTATTTTTGTTGGTTGCCAGTATCTCTCGACCTCGCAGAAGCGCACCGTTTGGTCCGCTTACTGGCCCGGCTCGGACGCGACTGGCGATGTGATTGCGTATGTTGTGAATGACCCGAACTCTCGTTTTTTGGTCATGGGCAACAGCACGACCTTCAACATCTCTGGCACCCTGACAAACTGGACCTCGAGCCCGGTTGGTCAGTACGCTCAGTTTGCCATCGGCACTGGCAACACCAATACCGGCCAGTCTGGCGCGTATTTGAACTCTCTTGCGACGACCGCGACCTTCCCGTTCATCGTGACGGATTTGATCACGTTCCCGCCGGGTTCCAATGGCGCTGATCCGACCACGGCTTACAACTGGGTTGTTGTCGGCTTTAACAACGCTCTGACCCGCACCAATGGTGCTGGTCCGACCGGCATCAGCTAAGGAGTAATGACCAATGGCTGTTAATCTTTCAGCAATTAAAGACCTTCTGCTCCCCGGACTTCGCGGCGTAGAAGGCAAGTACGAGATGATCCCATCTCAGTACGATAAAATCTTCACCAAGCATAACTCGAACATGGCGCTCGAACGCACCGCTGACATGCGGTACCTCGGTCTGGCCCAGCTCAAGACCGAAGGCGGTCAGACGGCGTTCGATAACGGCGCTGGTGAGCGGTTTGTCTACAATCAGGAACACACGGAAATCGCCCTTGGCTATGCGATCACTCGCAAGGCTGTTGACGATAACCTGTACAAGACGCAGTTCCACCCGTCGAACCTCGGTCTGATCGAGTCCTTCCAGCAGACCAAGGAAATCTATGGCGCGAACATCCTGAACACCTCCACGACCTACAACTCCGCTATTGGCGGTGACGGCGTGTCGCTGTTGGGCTACAATTCGTCGGGTACGCTTGTGAACCACCCGATTGATGGTGGCACGGTTGCTAACACTCCGGCGACTCAGGTTGACCTTAACGAAGCTACGCTGCTGAACGCGATGATTGCGATCCGCACGAACTTCAAGGACAACGCTGGCCTGAAGGTGTTTGCCCGTGGTCGTAAGCTGGTTGTTCCCCCGCAGCTTGAGCCGGTTGCTATCCGTCTGACAAAGACTGAGCTGCGTCCGGGTACTGCGGACAACGATGTGAACGCCATCCTGAGTACTGCTGGCGGTCTGCCGGAATCCTACATGGTCAACGACTTCTTGACGTCGGCCTATGCGTGGTTCCTGCTCACGAACATCGACGGCCTGTCCTACATGGAACGTATCAAGTTCGAGACGGACATGCAGGTGGACTTCGTGACGGACAACCTGCTGGTCAAGGGCTACGAGCGTTACAGCTTCGGCTACTACAACTGGCGGTCCATCTACGGCTCGACCCCCACCTCGTAACCGGCACTATCCCCTCCCCGTAAAACGGGAGGGGAAGCCCCAAAGGAGACAACATGTCTAGTACAGTCTTTACGGGTCCGGTTCTGGCGGGCAATGTTCTCAACAGTGACGGCACGGGCAACCTTGCTGGCGTTGGTGGTAGCAGCGGTCAGCAGAATGTCGGATTCTGCGAAATGGTTCAGGCGCAGGCGATCACTCAGGCGACTAATGGAACGTCGGCTGGTGTGTTCACTATGTCTATTGTTATCCCGGCCAATAGTTTGATTGTCGCAATTGATTTGTATGTGACAACTGCTTGGACCGGAACTGCCAAGACTCTGGGTATTGGCGACACTGCATCGGCCACGGCGTTTACTACCGCTGCCGCTGTTGATGGTTCTGCGGCTGGCCGCGTTACTGCCAGCCCCGGAACTGGTTCTACGCAGATCGGCAACTGGCTGAACGTCGGCACTACTGACGTCCAGCTTGTTATCACTTCAACCAATACCGGATCGGGTGCTGGCACTCTGGTTGTTCGTTACATCCAGTCGTTCAACAGCTACTCTAACGGCCAGTACACCTAATAGGAGAGACCAATGAAGGGTCATATGGGTCATCAAGTGGGTCACAAGTCGGCTCATCATCGTAAGCACAAGGCTCATGGCGGCGAGATGGACTCTCCTGCTAAGGGCCGTGACGAATGGGAAGAGGATTTGAAGTCCAAGCCCACCCGTTACGACAACGCCCCCAACGTCGAAGGCGAGGCCGAGAAGCGCAAGCGTGGCGGCCATGTCAAGAAGGGGCACAAGAAGCATGTCGGCAAGGTTCATGGTATGCATGCCATGCACCATGCTGGTCGCAAGCCCCGCAAGGGTGGTGGCCGTGCTGGTTCTGACATGAGCCCGCTCTCGTCCGCCCACGCTGGCACTGAGCCGCGTGAGCATAAGGACAAGGACATCGACTAATTATACTGGGCGGGGATAAGACCCCGCCCAATATTTTGGAGATTGCCATGTCAGGTGCTTGGACTCGCAAGGAGGGCAAGAACCCTTCTGGCGGCCTTAATGCTAAGGGGCGTGCTTCACTTCGCGCTGAAGGCCACAATATCAAACGCCCTGTGACGGCGGCGGAGGCTCATAAAAGCCCCGCTTCCGCCCAGCGGCGTGAGAATTTTAGGACCAGAATGTGCGGGGCTAAAGAAAAGTTGACATCCCCAAAAGTAGCTCACGACCCTAACAGTAGAATTAATCTAGCCTTAAAAAGGTGGGATGTTAAATGTTAGTTAAGTGCAGCAAGTGTAAAGAAGAAAAACCCGCAACAACGGATTTTTTTCCTTTTAATAAAGCAAAGCGCAACAATTTAGATAGTTGGTGCCGCTCTTGTTATTCTAATAGGAAAACAATGGAGCGTCGCGGCAAATACAGGGCAATGATTTCCGACGAAAAATTAAAGGAAATTTTACTTCACTTTAGGTTTTGCACTATCTGCGGTAAAACTGAAAAGTTAAACGTAGATCACGATCACGAAAGAAAAATCATCCGCGGATTATTGTGCAATAATTGTAATCTTGGTCTTGGTCATTTTAAAGATGACCCTCAATTGTTAGAATTTGCGAGAATATATCTTTTATCATCGCAAGAGGATGAAGAATCAGAAGAATATTTTAACCAATCTGAAACGCTGGGGCGTTAAGTACTAATATGACTGAGCGCAAGAAGTATTTTGAGAAGGCGTTTTGGGAAAAAGATGCTCCCAAGGATGCTCATCACAAGCATTTGAGCCGTCACGGTGTTAAGATAGCGAAGGCTAAGGCGCGGATGTCCGGCAGGCCGTATCCCAATCTGGTGGATAATGTGACCGCTGCCCGCGCTGGGCACACGAAAGGTAAGTAACTATGGCGATGCCGAGTATTGTTTTGACGCAGACTGGCGCTGGCGCTTCTACCTACGCCATTCCCGACTGGTTTCAGAACCCGTTTAACATTGGCTTGCAGGCGGTTGTCACGGGCACTGTTAGCTCGTTTGCCATTCAGTACACGCTGGATGACACGACCGCTGACGGGTATGTCGCGTCGAGCGGAAACTGGAATGCTGTCCCCAGCATGACTGGCCTTTCAGCTACGACTTGGGGCACGCTGACTGTGCCCTGCCGTGGCATCCGGATTAACATCACTACCGGCACTGGCACTGTCACCTTGAACATCCAGCAGGCGGGCACTCGCTAAGGAGTGACCTATGACGACTAGCGGGACTTACAACTACAACCCCAGTCTGGGCGACCTGACGCTTTACGCCTTCAATCTGATTGGCGTCAGAAACACCGCTATTCTTCAGGAGCATATGCAGAGCGCCTCGACGGCGGCCAACATGATGCTGGCGAGCTGGGCGAACCAAGGCGTTAATCTGTGGGCTGTAGACCTCCAGACGGTCAATTTCCTGCAAACGCCTGCGACTTTGACGGCTACCGGCAACGGCACTACGGCCACCCTGACGTTTGCTTCGATTAACACCCCGATTTACACCGTTGGAACGCAGATCATGGTGTCCGGGGTTACGCCAAGCGGGTACAACGGAACGTGGACCGTCACTGCATCAAGCGCCGGGTCTGTGTCTTTTGCCAGCACGGCCACGGGTGTCCAGACGGTTTCGGGCACGATTAGCACCTCGACGCCTTCGGCCACTTACAGCGTGGACCCCACCACGGTGATGATCCTTGACGCTTATATTGGGATCGTGAACGGCAACACGCCGGAGATTGACCGTATTATTCTGCCGATCAGCCGCACGGAGTATGCTTCGTATCCCAACAAGTTGCAGTCTGGGTTCAGCACGACTTATTGGTTTGACCGCCTGATTTCCCCGACTGTTACCCTGTGGCCGGTCCCTGATGGCACGAGTTCTACGCTCCTGAAGTATTATCGGGTGCGCCAGATACAGGACAGCAATTACACCAACGGCCAGACGGTTGAGATACCGTATTTGTGGCTGGAGGCGTTTGCGGACGGCTTGGCTTACCGTCTGTCAAAAATCTGGGCACCGCAGCTTGCGCCGGGCCTGAAGGGTATTTCGGACCAAAGCTACGACATTGCGTCTCGACAGAACGTAGAGCAGGCGCAGCAGTACATTTCCCCGCAAATCTCTGGCTATTTCAGGGTATAAATGTACACCGATTTTTACATCTACGAGCATTGGCGTCCCGATACCAGCAAATGCTTTTATGTTGGTAAAGGTAGGGGAAGGCGTGCCTATAGAATGAATAACAGAAACGAATGGCACACACGGATCGTAAATAAACTTAAAGAATCCAACTTTTTTGTAGAAGTTAGGCTGGTTGTTACCGGGCTCACCGAAGAACAGGCGCTTGAGCAAGAAAAGGTTCGGGTTAAATTTTGGCGCGACCTTGGATATCAGTTAGTTAATTTGACTGGTGGCGGAGATGGAGTTCGGTGCCCGTCTGAAGAGACCAGAGAAAAAATGAGACTGGCACATAAAAGAAGATGGACACCTGAAGCGATAGAAAAATGTAGAGAGAAAACCAATGCGCTTTGGGCAAATGCCGAGTGGCGTAAAAATACTATTGAGAAAACAAAAGAAGCCAAATCTAAGATTGAGTACACATGGGGATACAAGATTTCTAATGCCCTAAAAGGGAAAAAGAAATCTGAAAGCCATATTGCCAACCTTTCTGGTGACAAAAATCACTTTTTGGGCAAAGTTCATTCTGAAGAAGCAAAAGCAAAAATATCCGCGAAGAAAACTGGAACAAAATTATCGGAACAAACAAAAGCAAATATGAAGATTGCACAAGCGATCCGAAGAAAACGTGAAGCGGAGTCCGTATAATGGCTTACGGTTCCATTTCAGGACGCGCAAGAACAAGCGCCAGTAATCCTAGGGCGTTTGCGGTATGTGATCGCTGCGGCATATGGGAAAATCATGAAAGTCTGCGCTGGCAATTTGACTGGCGAGGCGCATCGTTGATGAACATCCGGCTGTTGGTTTGCCGGACTTGCTATGACACGCCGCAGAATCAGCTTCGCGCTATTATTGTTCCGGCTGATCCCGTTCCGATAGCTAATCCGCGCGTTGAAAGCTATGTTGCGAACGAAACCAATTACCGGGCGACATCTGGTCAAAACACTGTAGATTTCTGGACGGGTATTCCGATCCCCGGAACGGTCCAGCGCATCACGCAGAATAATGATAGTCGAGTTACGCAGCAGACTGGTGAGCCTCCGGGTGGTCTGAATACGCAGCCGGGTACTGATCCGAATGCGCCGGGTAATAGCGATCCGGGTCTGCCGTATAATAATACAACCGTGCCGAAGACAGGGCCGTTAGTATAAAACTGGAAGGGTACTACCTTGCCGAATATACAAATACCAAATCTTCCTGTAGCCACTTCGCTCAATGGCACTGAGCAGGTTGAGATTGTTCAGGCTGGCGTATCGGTACGCACTACGACGTCGCAGATTTCTGGCCTGACGCCGGGCCCGTCTGGGGCTACCGGCCCGCAGGGTGCGACTGGGCCGACGGGGCCAACTGGGCCGACGGGTGCCACGGGTAATACTGGCGCAACGGGATCGACTGGTCCGACGGGTATTAAAGGCCCGACTGGGCCGACTGGGCCCACAGGCCCCACCGGGCCTACGGGCGCTGCTGGTGCTAATGGTACTAATGGCGCGACTGGGCCAACGGGGCCTACTGGACCCACGGGACCGCAGGGTAATCAGGGTGGCCTTGGACCGGCTGGTCCCACTGGCTCAACTGGTAATACCGGCCCCACTGGCCCCACGGGGCCAACGGGTGCCACAGGCTCGGCGTCTACGGTTCCCGGTCCTACCGGCCCCACGGGCGCTACTGGCCCGGCTGGCGGGCCTACGGG